CTGCTCGATACTTCGCGAGCCATTGCATACAAGGACTCGCGGGTTAAAGCCGTCTCCGACCTGTCGGTTGTTCAGCACGAGTCGGGCGCTGTTGTCCGTGGCGCTGGGAGAATTCAGTGCTTCGGTAGTAACGAAGACAAAGGAAGCCTATTCACTGCGACACGGGGGTTCCTGAATCGTCTTGCTACCCCCTTGAATTCCTTTGAGACCGAGTATCTCGTCTACAAGACTACGAGCGTGGACGGGATTACAGGGCAACTCTATGACGAGCCCAAGAAGTGGGGGGTCGGCATGACCGTGTCGATCCCGGAGGAGAAGCGCACGACCCTGAATCGCGGGCTGTTCTTCGCGCCGACACTGGGACACGCGATCTCACGAGGGCGGGAGTACGAGCGTCCGTTCCGCGTGTTCCGCGTGAAGATCAAGATCGAGGACGTCAAGCCGACGAACATTTTCGGTCCGATGTACCGCCACGAGGTCGAGGCCTGGGAAGGTGAGGTCATCGACGAGGTGAAGAACCCGCTCGAGGTCCTCTTCGACTCGGTGTGATCCTCGCAACTGTGGTAGCCAGAACCGCTCGGTCCTTCGAGACTGGGCGGTTCTGCCATGCCTGAAAAACCCAGCCGAGTTGGGAGCCCAAACCCCGCGGAAAACTTCGACTTCGCGGGGTGATTTCCTCCCTTGACTTGGGAGCCGAAACCTCGTAGGGTGAGAGCACCTACCGGAAGGATTTCCTATGAAACGATACGACGTCTGGTTCGACAAGATCAACGAAGTCGCCTGGTCGTTCAAGTCTCTGCCGAACGCTCTGGACGCAGCCATACGGGGGCCCTACCTGGTCACCGAACGCGTCCATATCGGGGACCCGAGACTTGAGTTCGTCGAGGATTTGGCCGAGACGATTTCCGATGACCCTGTGATGAGCCAGCTCATCAAGGAGGCGCAGATCGCGATCGAGGAGGCCGATGCTCTTGACTTCTACCGCAGCCATTGATCGTGCCCGCCGTCTTCTAACCGCACGCTCGGAGCGGGACAATCAGCGCCGTGTCGGACCTTCAGGTCTGGGTAAGTGCTGTGACCTTTGTCTGGGTGAGGATTTAATGGGCATCAAGCGCCCCGGCGAGAACGAAAAGACGCCCATCGCTCCATTGCTCGGGACGGCGTTCCATCTGCTGTGCGAGAAGCGCAGCCGCGACATGGAGCGGGAGGCCGAGGTCCTCGTGGAACAGCCGGTCCATGTCGGTGATGTCAGAGGTTATGGCCCGATCAAGGGGACGCTCGACCGGTTCGACATCGAGGCGCGGGAGGTGATGGACTGGAAGCTCGTCTCCCTGAAGAAACGGGACGCATTCAAGCGGCTGTACCGCAAGTCTCAAAGAGACAGCTTCGACGTCATCGTCGAGGACTACGGAGCCGCGCAGTTCCTCCAGTACTACATCCAGCTCTGTTTGTACGGGAAGGGTATGGAGGACCAAGGCTACGACGTGAACAACGTCACTCTGCTGCTCCTGCCCCGGGACGCCACGGTTCATGTGGTCGAGTCCGAGTTCACCGCCCTGTCGATGCCCTACGACAGGGACCTTGCCATCTATGCTCTGGGGCGCGCAGGGCTCATCTACAAGAGGGCCAAGGAGAGTGACGATCTGATCACGGACCTTGACAGTGCACCTGAGTGCTTCTACTGTAGTAAGTACAGGCCGATCCACTACATGAAAGGTTGAGATGCGTCACGCACGACAGAACCGCAGGCGCCCTGACAAAGACGACTGGCTCGTCATCCTCGGTGAGACCGTCGTCATTGGGAGCGTCATCTTCGCCGGGGTTGTCACCCTGGTCATCGGGACCATGATCTTCGGAGGCTAAGATGTCAACGTTCACTGACCTGTTCAAGAAGTCGGGGCTGAGGGAGGTGCAGCCCGAGGACCTCTCCACGTTCTCGCTGCTCCTGTTCGGCCTGGCGGGAACTGGTAAGAGTTCGCTCGCTGCTACGGCCTCGAAGTGTGAGGATCTGGCGCCCGTGCTGTACATCGACTTCGAGAACGGCACCATGCCCCTCGGGCAGTGGGGCGACCTGGACAACCTCACCATCGTCCACTGCGACTCCTGGAACGACTGCGTCAAGCTCTTCGAGAACGTGATTAAGCCCTCAATTGACAAGGGCGAGTTTCCGTTCAAGACTGTGGTGATCGACACGCTCGATCAGTTGCAGGAGCTCGTCGTCAACCACTTCCAAACCATCAACCCGAAGGACACCTTCGCCGCTTGGGCCGCTGCCTACGAGGCGCCGCGCTCCATCATCAAGGCCCTGTCGGACGCCAAGGGCGTGTCGCTCATCGCTATCACGCATGCGGAGCGGGAGACCAACGAGGTCACGGGCGCCACGCTCGTGAGCCCTGCGTTCGAGGGCAAGAAGTCCATCCGCAAACTCCCCTCCCTGTTCGACTTCGTCGGATACATGTCCTGGGTTGACACGCAGGACGAGAAGGGGAATGATGTGCTTGTGCCCGCGCTGTTCACGCAGGAGAAGTCAACTCTGACCAAGCAGCGCATCACCGGGTTCCCCGAGGCCATCGGGAACCCCTCCATGTCGAAGTTCTACAGCTTCATCAAGCAGGCCCTGAACAAGACCAACTGACCGAACAGCAACCCAACAACAGAAAGAGAACCAGCATGCTGTCTATCAACCTCTCCGACATGGACGTCGCCCGTGAGGGTGGTGCCTTCGAGCTCATCAAGCCTGGCAAGCACCACGCGTACGTCTCCAGTGTCGAGGTGACCGAGTCCAAGTCCAGCGGGAAGCCGATGCTCGTCGTCGAGTGGACCGTTGACGGGGACGACACCGAGGCGGGTAAGACTGTGCTCGATCGCACTGTCTTCACCATCAAGAGCAAACGCACCGGCAAGGAGCAGATTCACTTCAACCTCCCGAAGTACTTCGGTGCTGCTGGTCAGTGGCCGAGCAACCCGGCCGAGCTCAAGGCCAAGCTCTCCCCTGCTCAGATCGACAGCACTGTGCAGGCTGTCGAGGAGGGCCTGGAGGGCGTCGGCGCTGTGCTCGACATCGCGGTGGACGAGGGCCGCAAGCGCTTCGACCAGAACGGCCAGCCTGTTTACAAGATGGACGAGAACGGCGGCCCGATCACTGACGAGAGCGGGAACCCGGTTCAGGACACCTGGAACCCCTCTAACTCGGTGAAGCGCCTGACCTTCGATCCGAAGAAGACCTCTTCTGCCAAGATCACGCTCGTGTAACGATCGCCTGATATGCTAGCGGCCCTCGACAAAACCGTCGGGGGCTGCTAGCGTTGTAGGTAGTGGCGAGCCGTCTCACAGAATCGAGGTACACATGAGTCAGTTACAACAGTTCTTCGAGCGCATCCTCCCCGACGATGAAGGGTGGGTGCCCATCATGAGCCTGGGTCCCGGTGGCGGGCTGTCCCGCTGTCAGTGGTACCACTGGCCGACCGAGGCTGAGAAGATGTGCGAGGTCGTCGAGAAGATGTCCGACAAGGACGTCTACTGGTCTCCCATGCTATTCCATAAGCCCTCCACCTTGTCGTCCGCACGCCACGCGACGAAGAAGAACGTGAAGCAGTTGGCTTGCGTCTACGCTGACTTGGATGGCCTTCACCCGGATGATCTGTTCCTGGAGCCCACTGTGCTCGTGAAGTCGAGCCCCGAGCACTATCACGCCTACTGGCGCCTGTCGGACTACCGCACGCAGGGGAACCTCGACATCGAGCAGCTCAATCGTGGTGTCTACCAGACGCATGCTGACACAGGCGTAGACCGTGGGTGGCCGTTGGCGAAGAAGCTCCGCGTGCCTGGGACTATGAACACAAAGCCCAAGTACGGACTTCCGACCTCGGTCTCTGTCGAGTTCAATGACAGGAAGTCCTACTCGGTTCGAGAGTTCACAGCAGCGTACTCCCCGGCCTCAACGCCGAAGGTCGATCTCATCATGGAGATGCCTGAGGTCGATCAGGATGAGGCCATGTCGATCATTAATAGTCTTAAAGACAACAAGATCATGGCACTCTATGCCGATGAGCCCCTGCCGTCGGACGACTGGTCGGCACTCATGTACTCCCTGGAGTGTTATCTGTTCGAAGCCGGTGTCGAGCTCGCCGATGTTTTCACAGTTGTTCAGGATGCGAGCTGCAATAAGTACAAACGGGACGGCCGTCCGGACAGTGACTTGTGGATTCAGCTCCAGCGCGACAAGGCACGCTGGGAAGATGACCAGGAGGTCCAAGCGGACCTTGCTGACGCGATCGCCATTGAGGCGATCAACGGGGAGCCGATCCGCATCCCTCGGTTGCAGGACGAACGCAACGGACTGTTCTGGAGTGACGTCCACCTTGTCAACAATAAGTTCGATAACGTCCCGCAGGATACCGTGGTGGACTCGCTGGCTCAGTACATGAACGACATGTCATCACGCACATCGAAGCAGTTCAACTACGCAGCGGCCATGTCGATCCTCTCCGCAGTGCTCGGGTCGGACATCCGGATCCGCACGTCATTCGGCAGGTTGAGTTGCAACCTCTACACGCTCCTTCTAGGGCGTACGACTCGTGACAAGAAGTCAACCACGGCCAGTTATGTGAAGCACTTCCTCCGTCGTGTCGGAGCGGAGTTCAACCTGGACCTCATCGGCCCTGAGGATCACACCCCCGAGGCCTTGGCTCAGCACTGCGGGGAGCGACCCGGAGAGTCACTCCTCGTGATCCTGGACGAGGTGCAGGACCTCTTCGCTCGTGCCATGCGCTCTGGCTCGTACATGGATGGCGAGATCGGGTTTCTCACGAAGGCCTATGATGGCTACATCCCCTCGATAGCCCGGAAGCAGAAGGGTCACGAGTACCGCGGGGAGACGCCGTTCTCCCTGTCGATCCTGTGCATGGGGATTCTGGACCAAGCCGCGGGGAACCTGAAGGTGGAGAAGATCGCTTCAGGGTTCGTCCCGAGGTGTCTGCCCGTTCTTCCCGAGTCCACGGAGTTCGATCCTACAAGGACCATGGACGACTTCACCATCCTGTCGGACACAGATGACGAGACGCTCCAACGACAGGACAATATGTTCAATCTGAATCTCCGTCTTCTGACGCTCGCCAAACACCACTGGCGTCAGGAACGCGAGGCCTTGGAGCCCTTCACGGTGGAAGGGGAGGACGCGCGCGCGCTCATCGCCTTCGAGGAAAAGGCCCTGGACCGTATTCGGGACGCGGGGAACATGTGCGCCGTTCTCGCGGACCAGCACCCGTTATACAGCGAATATCTGGTTCCTTGTGTTGAGCGTCTGGGCCTGTCAATCCTTCGTATGGCCGCCTTGATCGCTGCGGCTGAGAAGAAGCACACGGTCAAGATGCGCCACGCGGTGAAGGCTGTTCAGCTGGCAGAGGTTCATCTGAAGGCCTTCGAGGCGTTCGTCGCCTGCGCGGCGGACTCTGACATCAGCAAGGATGTCGCACAGGTCGAGGCCTTCCTGGCGGCTCAGCCCAATAAGACCGCGACGCGTGATGCGGTGTTGGGTCACCTTCTCCGTCGGATCGACAACACCAGACGAGCCGATGAGATCGTCGATGCCGGGGCTCGCATGGGGCGTCTCGACGTACCGGTCATGAGGAATGACGCAGGGGAGAAGGTCAGGATGGTTGCACTTAAGCAACGAGACTGACTCAGGAGAACCCCGGGTTGCGGCCCGGGGTTCTCTCTGTGTACTATACATATGTACCAACCAGTGAGGAGAGAACCGTGCAGATACTGGTACCAGACGTCAATGGCCTGACGGGCGAGCAGTTCGTCGCGCTACAGCAGGCCAAGAAGGACGCGGGCATCGAGGGCCCGATTGAGGTCACCGACCGAGCTACGCCTGGCAACAGGTTCACTGTGGGAGCCTTCGGGACCCAGGGCACGTGGACACTCGATCAGCTCGACAGGGCGGCGAGGACCGAGGGTCGCTCGCAGAACTCCTACGGATTCGAGAGCATCTTCGATGGGTCCGAGCTCCACCTGGACATCGAGACCTACTCGACTGTCGATTTGAAGAAGAACACTGTCTATCGATATGTCGAGGATGAACACTGGATGATCCTCATCTGTTCATGGTGCATCGGCCAGGGTGAGATCCACACCGCGTATGGTCATGAGGAAATCTCCGGAATTCCCGGACTGTTCGATCCTACTGTGAAGAAGATTGCCCACAACAGTGACTTCGAGCGGATCAACTTCAGCGCACTGAAGGGCCTCCCTGTCGGCACGTACATCGACCCTGAGGAGTACATCGACACGGCCGTGCTGGCTTCGCTGTGGGGCTACCCACGATCCCTGAAGGGGTTCTGCAAGGTCGTCGGTGGTGAGGCCAAGGACGAGGCCGGTGGACGGCTCATCAATATGTTCTCCGTACCCAACCGCAAGGGCGGAAGGACGCTGCCCGAGGAGCGCCCTGCGGACTGGGACGCCTATGTCGAGTACAACCGACAGGACGTCGTCTCCATGCGGGACAACATCTACAGGCTCGGCAAGGGCTTCCCGTCGGCGGAGGAGTACGAAGCCTGGATCACCGCCACGCGGATTAACGACAGGGGCATCAAGATCGATACGGCGCTGGCCAGCGCCGCCCATCGTCAGTACGAGGCGAACAAGGCGCGCGACCTGGCCCGGGTCAAGGAGATCACCGGGCTGGACAATCCGAACAGCGTGCAGCAGTTCAAGGGCTGGCTCGCCGACCAGGGCTTCGAGATGGAGTCCATCGACAAGGCGCATGTCGCCGAGCTCCTGGAGCGCGACGATCTTCCGGACGAGGTTCGTGAGGCTGTTGAGCGCAAGCAGTTGGCCGCCCTGTCGGCTGCGACCAAGTACGTCATCGCTCAAGGCTCGACCAACTCAGATGGTCGGTTGCGTGGGACGATCAAGTATAGTAATGCAAACACCGGCCGTATGACCGGGGTCACATTAAGCATTCAGAATCTACCTCGTGATCACTTCACGGACGCCGAAGGCGAGCACGACACAGAGGCTGAGCAGGCTGCGATCGACAGGCTCCTGGCCGGCGTGCATGTGGGCTCGGAGGACCTCAAGAAGCTCGTGCGTCCGCTGCTCGTGGGACCCTTCACCGTGTCGGACTACAGCGCTATCGAGGCCCGCCTGACCGCTTGGGCCGCTGGCGAGGACAGCGTGCTGGAGTCTTTCCGCAACGGCGAGGACATCTACGTCGCCACTGCCGAGCGCATGGGTGGTGCGAAAGCTGGGTTCGATCGGCAGCGCGGGAAATCCGCTACTCTCGGCTGCATCGCGGAGGGTTCTCTAGTTCTCACCGATCGCGGTTTGGTACCGATTGAAAACGTCGGTATTGCAGACAAGGTCTGGGATGGGGTAGAGTTTGTGCGGCATGATGGTGTCATCTACAAAGGACAGAAAGAAGCGATGACTTATGACACCCTCACCGCAACACCGGACCACAAAGTATGGGCCTCGTTCGAAGGGGCACCTCGGACGGTACGACTCGACTATGCCGCCGCCTGCGGAGCACGTCTCGTACGCACCGGATCGAGTGGGGCTCCTGTACGGTTGGGTGAAGATCATCAACGCGGAAGTGCGCTACATCCGGAAGGGTTGGCGCACGCCGATGATGCTGACCGAGTGCACGGGGTGCGGACGACAGCAGTGGTCGAATCTGGAGAGTCTTCGACTGGGTCGATCGAAAGGCTGTCAATCTTGCAGCAGTCAACGCGCCCTCCCGAGATACCTGGATCGAATTCTCACTACGGCCAAGCAGAGGTGCACGAACCCCCACGACCCGAACTGGAAGCACTATGGAGCGAGGGGGATAACCTTCGACTTCTCTTCAGTGACCGAGGCCGGACTCTGGATTCTGGAGAATCTGGGCGGGCGTCCACCGGGGCACGAGTTGGATCGAGTGGACAACGACAGGGGGTATGCTCCGGGGAATCTTCGGTGGGCGACGCGCGCGCAGAATATGGCCAACAGACGGAACACTATTCTGGTCGAGTACCGACCCGAGGAGTGGCCCTACACCGAGGGGGTAGTGAGGAAGAAACTCCGCGGGGGGTACACCCGGGAGCAGATTATCGAGCAGGCGCGACTCGCAGTGAAGGAGAAGCGCAAGAACTGGCGCGGGATCGAACGACGGTTGCAGTTTATGACATCCTGAACGCAGGGCCTCGCCACCGCTTCACCGTGTCGAATGTACTCGTGCACAACTGCGGTTTCGGCGGGGGTGCGGGCGCACTGCTCAACCTCGGCGGAGCGAAGATCTACCCCAAGGGCACGCCCGATGACGTGATCTGGGAAGGACTCACTTCGCTGGTCGAGACCTGGCGAATTGCTCATCCACACATCGTGTCCTGGTGGAAGCAGGTTCATACAGCCTTCGACAAGGGCGGTCCGGCCTCACGGAGGATTCCCGTGGATGTCGAGATTGTGGGCAATGACCGCTACGTCTGGCTCCCGTCAGGCCGGGCGCTCGTCTACCACAACTGCCGCCGTGAGTACGTGCAGCCCAAGGACCGAAACGGTAAGCCGCTACCCTACCGACGCCGGGCGTGGGTCTGCGATGCTGTCGTGGGCAACGGTACGCAGCGACGCATCGTGGGCGGCCCCACGCAGGTCGAGAATATCATCCAGGCCATCGGCCGGGACTTGCTCACACACGCCCTCGTCAACGTCGAACGAGCCGGATTCCGCACGGTCACGCATGTTCATGATGAGATCGTTACAGAGACTACTGGTGGATTGACCGTAGAGAGGCTATCCTCGCTCATGTGCGACCTACCGGACTGGGCAGAGGGACTGCCGGTCGAAGCGGCCGGTTACACGACACAGAGATACCGGAAGGACTGACCATGAACTACCCCGCACATCCTGACGACACACTGGTCGAACGCTTCGTTCGTCCGCGCCCGCGAACCTGCTGGGCCATCAAGATCGAAGGGCGCTCCATCGAGGCGGCCCGCACTGTTGCCCGTCGCTACGGTGTCAGCCTCCGCGACCCCGAATTCTTCTACGGACAGTGGATGGTGATCTGGCCCGACAAGAACGTCGAGTTCTACTCCGACAAGGACCTGGATGCCACCTTCGAGACGGAGCACCTCTGATGCATCTCCCATTCGCAGTGGACCGCTTCATTGCCGTCCTGGAAGACAACTACAACCTCGCCACCACTGATTCCGGGCGCGACCAGGTCGTCGCGGACGCCTGCCGACTATGGGCCATCTGGCAGCCCGTACCGCCCGCATCAGCCGCGATCTCGCAATGGATCAACGAACACAAGAAGGAGAACCGATGAAGTTCAAGACACAACCACAGGCTCTCGGCTCGCTCGAAATCGGCGAGAAGGTACTCATACCCGTCAATCTGGCGGCCACTCTCATTGCTGTCGAGCCACCCAACGACAAGGGGCTGTGCAAGGTGACTTGGAAGCTCCCCGAGGTCAACGTCCAATTCCACACGTACGGCACCCGGTACACATCGGTAGACAAAGTGATTGGAGAGGAGGAGACCGATGAGTGAGCGCATCCTGGCTGTCGATGCCGGAGTCTCTACGGGGTGGGTCCTGGGTCAGCAGCCCAGCGATCCGTACGACGAGGGCTCTGAGATTCTCGACTTCGGTCAGTTCCGCAGCGAGCGCTGGGAGGAGACGGTCACCGAGCTCCTCACCAAGCTCACCAGTGAGCCGACCACCCTCGTCATCGAGCAGTTCGACCTGCGGCCCAACAACAAGTTCCGTGCTGATCTCACTACCGTCAAGGTCAACAGCGCCTTGTCGTACTGCGCGACAGCGTGGAACCCGAACGTCCGCATCATCTGGCAGACCCCCGGTCAGGCGAAGGGCGTCATCACCGACAAAGCGCTCAAGGCACTAGGCTTCTGGCCCACCGGCAAGAACGTCGGCTGCCCCGATGCCGATGACGTGCGAGACGCAGCACGCCACTTCTACTACTACTCGATCAAGACCTGCCACGACGCCAGTCTGGCAGCCCGGATGGGGGGCCGCCATGTCAACGCTGATTGATAAGTTCCGAGAGATTTGTGATGATCAGTTCGGCTATGCTGCCGGACAGGAGCACGTGGAGCTCAATAACATGCCGTTCATGTACCGATACGACTTCAACGTGCTCGACACCCCGTGCGTAATGGCTCTGCACTACAAGAACGACATGCTCGTCGGCTGTGTGCAGCACAACGGATACACGTTCGCGCGCAAGACTCGCTGCGTTACTAAGGACGACATCGAGCGGATGATCTCCCAGATCGTCACAGTCCAACACGCCGTGACTGAGAACCTCATCGAGCCCGAGGAAGACGCGATGGGCCCGGAGCACGACATCATCGGGACCTGGGACGCTCGACAGGGCGGCTTGCAGATCGACAACTACCTGTACGTCAACGAGTTCGGTTTCGTGTGCGCCGGTCCTGGTTACGCGCGGATGCCTCTAGAGCAGATGGCCCTTGTCGAGGAAAAGTCGGACGTTGTGAACGCTCCGAAACACTACTCGTGGCTCGGCAACGCTCTGGCCGAGCAGGTGGAGAACGTCGGCGATGTCGAAGTCTTCCACGTGCTCATGGCTGCGTTCGACAAGGACCCGCTCCTGTGGCAGGTTGGTAAGTACTTGCTGCGGGCCGGACGCAAGGACGACAGGACGCAGGACCTGAAGAAGGCGAGGTGGTACCTGGACAAGGCCATCGAGAACTGATATCCTGAGCCCGTCCAACATTCGAAGCGTGTTGACATTTTCCTAGTTTGCTGCACGAGAAGACCCCCGGTTGCCGCCGGGGGTCTTCTTGTTACTCCTCGTCGAGCTCGGCCTCAAGCTCAGTGACGCGCTTGTGGAGCCGGACCAGCTCATCAGAGTACTGCTTGAGTAAGGAGTCCTTGGCCCTCAGAATCTCAGCCCAGGTCGCTGTGTCCTGCTTGGATCGCTGAAGCTCGGACTCACAGATGCCCCGCTTCCTGTCGGCCAACACCTTCATGATCTGAGGGATGGAGGCCGCGAGAGCCGTGATGAGCGCAACGACAGATGTAATTGTGGCGCTCACCTCAGGCCCTCCGCTCGATCGCATCCTTCGCGTCCTGGACAGAACGGGCACGTTTCACAGCAGAGTGGAGGACGTTCCACCGCGCAACCAGGAAGAACCACAGAGCCCAGAGGAGGACAGCATGGGGTCGGGACCCGGGCCCGTTCAGGGCAATGATACCGCTGGCAGCCATGAAGCCCAGAAGCGGCGTGAGAGCCACGTACTCGAACTGCGACAGACGCCGGAGGACGAAGATCATAGCGAACAGGGCCGTGACGAAAATCCCCAGGAACAGGAACAGATGGTAGTGCAGCGCGAGCTCGGGGATATCCATGAAGTGGCGAGGCCCGTGCAGGCGTGACAGGGCGTAGGCCGACAGGGAGCCGTACGACAGGGCACGGGATACCCTGTCGAGATGCCGCTGCCAGGGCGGGGCGGAGACGTAGGCGTTCATTTGATCCACCCGTAGATAACGTAGTTCGTCGTGATGAGGTGACCGACGATGCCTCGGGGGACGATGATCCTGATCTTCTTGATCGTGCCGTCCTTCTCCGCGAACTGATGCCAGTTGTTGTTGTCCGCACTGAAGGCTCCTGGCCATTCCTCCGCGTTGCCATTAGTGATCAGCGTCACCGCAACACCGGTGTAGGTGTTCTTCAACGGCAGGTAGGCGAAGGCGGAGTCCGTGGTCTGATCGTTCCCGTAGTAGGACCACTCAGTGATCCTCAAGACGGAGACGCCCATCTCCTGTCGGAACTTGGACTCCTCGCCCTGCTGGCCCCACAGGATTTTCCCATAGCAGGGCGTCGCCGGAGTGAAGGTTTCGTTGCCGTTCACCATCCATGAGGCGATGGAATCACCGTTCATCTTCCAGGCGGCACCGTCCCAGGTGATGAACTTGCCGTTGTTCTTCAGATAGAAGAGGAACGGATTGTCCCCTGTCGGATTGAGGCCCGTGCGCTCCAGCTCCATGCGCTTGGTCGTGGCGCCCTGGATGTTGGTCACGCAGTAGACCCCGTTGTACCGGAGGTTCTGGATAGCGTTCGACACGGAGTTCATGCCCAGGTTGAGGAAGTTCTCCCAGGTGTTGACCGTGTCTTCGGAGGAGTACTTGTAGACTCCGTTGCTGTCTATTGCTCCCACCTCGGCAACCCTTCTATGTGATTCTTCGTGAAGTCGTACTTATTGATGGCGTCCTCTTCAGTGCATTCTGCATCCATCTTAGACGCCCAAGGTATCCTTCGAGCAGCCTTGACCTGCCAGGAGAACCAGGTGCCCGCTTCGCCCGAAACCTTGAACTTGCCACCCTCGACAGGGCCGAGAACCTTCACGCCGTTCGAGGTGAATATCGATGTCGGAACATCTTCATCATGCAGCTTGTCAAAGTACTCGGGGAGTTCGACGGTCATCTCCCCGCTCTCCGGGATCGTGGCGTTGTCCCAGTACTCGATCCCGTTGTAGGGCGACTCAGTGCAGGTGTAAACCAGGATGTGGTCATCTTTCGTCGGGTGACGAATGACGAAGCTCTTCCCGTGCTCTGCACTAATACGACCAGTGGCGTGGAGATCACCGCGGATCATGGTCTTCCGGAGGACATTTTCCTCGTCGCCTCCAGCCCCCCAGTCGTTCTGGGTGAATGGGAACCGTGATCGGATGTACGAGTCGATGTACACCGAGTACCCAGCGGAGGCGTGGATGTGCAGGTCTCCATCACAGAGAATGTCAGATCGGCGGCCTCCCGTAGTCAGGTGGAACATCCATTTCGGGGTTGAACCCTTGTAGTTGCCCGCAGCGTAGAAGTGGGTGGGCGACATCAACAGGTTCGACAGAGGCGTGTTGACGTTCTCCTGCCGTGTGGAGATAGCCAGGTCCTGCCCCGACTGCCGGATGTAGGACCAGGTCGGGTTTCCGACGGCGTTGACCCCGCCCAGGTACAACTGACCCGGACTGAGCTGAGAGAAGTAGCGGGTCCCGTCGGTGAACTGCCGCCCGTACAAGGACATCGCGGGATCGTCGTTTCCAATGACTCCCAGGGCGAGAACGGGCTGCTCCGTGGTGGGGCTGAACGCGGAGATGCCGATGACCTCGCGCGTGAACTCTTGGGACTCATTCTTGAAAGGCACGGCTTTGGAGCGCCCAAACCTCATATCCTGTCGCGAGGTCTCCGGGTCGAGGAGGAAGTCCCCACCGATGAACCGCCCACCGATGAAGGTCTGCCCTCGTAGAGTATCGGCGTCGAACAGTGAGGCTTTCAAAGTGCCTGTGGTTATCTTCGACGCACTGATGGAGTCGATCACCGCACTGTCGGCCGTGATCGATCCCGCCGCGAGCTGAGCGGCGGTGATGGATCGGGCGGCGATGCGCTGGCCATTGATGAACCCAGTGGTGATCTTTCCAGCGTCGAGACTCTTGATGATTCCGGACTCCGCTGTGATGGAGCCTGTCTGCAACTTCTCGGCCGAGATCGAGTTCGCCGCGATGTGATCCCCACGAATTGTGTTCGCTTCGATGAGATCGCCGGTGATCTTGTTGGCGACGATGGACTTCGCCTGAATGATCCCGGCCCAGATGGTGTCGGCAACGACCTTCTGGATGTTGGCCGTGCCCGCTGTGAGCTTACCGACATCGAGCGAGGTGATCATACCGTCAGTGAGGCGCTGCTGAATCCACTCCAGGCCGTTCCACCTGTATTCGACAAGGATGGAGCCCGTAGTCTTCTCACGACCACGAGCGGTGTCCCCGGGGTTGTAACCGCGCAGAGGCGGATAGCCCGAGCCGTCGTAGTAGAAGACCCGGCCCCCATCCTGTCGGACCATGGCGAGGATGTCGTTGCGGGTCTGATCCGCGTGGGCCGCGATGTTATAGGCCTCAGGGTCCTGGTTCCTATCGACCTCGACCCACTCCGCGCCGTTCATCCCGTGTACGACCTTCGAGTTGTGCGCGGTGGGGCTCCAACCCGGGAACAGATCGGGGCCCGGAGTCGTCTTGTCCCCGGGCCATGTTATGTACTCGTACGAACCCATAGGATCACTTGATCCTGATGATGTAGTTCAGCACGATGTACGGAGGCATGTTATTGTGCGGTCGGCTTCCGCCTGTGTCAGTGGCCGAGAGTTTACCGAGAGAGCCCTCGGAGGAGCCCGAAGCGATGTTCCACTGATTACCACCAGATACGTTCGATCCCCAAATGCCCATGTCGCGCCAGTTCGCGACGTTCGGGTTACCGATGTCGTGACTGTGGCGCGGCATCTCATCAAGGGACAGGGTGTGCTGGGTCTCCCCACCAAGATTGTTGAGGTTGACGAACTGCGCATTGCCCTGGTCTCTGGCGACAATGACACGACCCTTGAGGTCAGGAAGTTTGAAGAAGTTGCCCGATTCGCCGTAGAGATTCCGGATCACCGAGTACAACTGGGGGTACGCCGTGCGGTCCATCTGCCGCCCATCGCAGAGGGCAAAGTTGTCTGGAGCTGTGACACCGGCCCACGCAATGATGGCGCCGACAGGGACTAGGGGGCCGGAATCCATGCGACCCACATAGAACTGCTTGATGCCGTCGATGATCTTACCGAGCTCCGTCGCAGCCTTGAGCTCATCGAGACGCTGCTCCAGGGCCTTGAGCGCGGTGGTGGTGGCGAAGAGGTTGTTGGCCTGCTGCCAGTGCTGGGCCTCGGTCTTCGTCACGTCGTCCGCGGCCTTCTGCGCCTTGTCGATCGCAGCCTTGTTTTCAGTGACCTTGGCCACCGCGGTGTCGGCATTCTTGGATGCTGCGACGAGACCATCCTCGACCTTGTTAAGTTTAACAGCTGTGATGGGCGTGGCCTGCGCGCCTTCGCCATCCACCCAGTTCGCGTTCCGATCGTAAGGCATCAGTCTTCCTTTCCGGCCTTCCTCATGCGGAATAGTTTACCGTCGGGAGACATCCATACAGAAGTATTAACGATTCCCTTCGAAGGCGGGTATGGCGACGTGAGAACCTGCCCCTCGATGCGCTTGAACGTATCAGCGACACCTTGACTGGCCTGAGCGAGCCGGGCCTGGAGATTGTCATTGTTCGTCATCTCGACGCCCATGAACCACACGTTGTTTGCCAGTGACGACAGACCGTCGATCCAGGGCACGACCACGTTCTCCCGGTTGTTAGGATCATAGGCCGCAACGATGGTCGTCTTGAAGACATGGGACTGCCCGTCCGGAGGAACCACGAAGATGTTCGGGCTCGGGTTGACGTTGCGCTTCCACGCGTTGTCGGAGTAGAAGTCGAAGCCGACCTGGAACTGGGCGGTCTGAGTGGACTCATTCCTCAATGAGAACGCGAACGTGTACGTGTCGTTCTTCGTGGCGCGCTTCACCTTCGGCGGGAGGATCAGCAGGCGTCGAGCCCCACCGGACGTGTCGCCACCGACCCAGTGGTAGCGCCCCGGGTAGTTGGTCTCAATCCGCCAGTTCGACGGCGTCGCGGATGTGGTCCAGGCGACGGGGAACGTGGCGTCCAGGATGTCCGAGGTGCCCGAGCGGAGGCGCTCCAGAGCGGCCCTGTCCTCATCTGACATGGAGGTCTTAGGCGTGACATCTACGAAGTCCTGCCGGGACAGGTCATAGGAGTACATCCTGTAGCCGTCGTCCGTGTCGAACCACAGGTCACCCTGCTTGCGCCCCTGGAGCGTCGGCTTCTCAGGTGTGTAGAAGATGGTGTTCTTGCCGTCTGCACTCTTCTGAGCGTTCTCCGCAGCGAGCTTGGCCGCAGTGGCCATGTCCTCGATGTCCTGAGCCTTCTTCAGGGCCTTGCTCGCCTCGGTCTGGGCCTGGGCGGCCTTCTGCGCAGCCTCGACGATGTCCGGATCCTTGATCTCGACCCACTTGTCCGTGGCCTTGTCGTAACGGTACGGACGATTCTTCCCATCCGCCGTGTTGATCCATAAGTTGCCCTCGACACGATCGGCCCCGGCGGGCTCGTTGGGCGAGACGATCACACGACCGTCACTACCAGCCTTCTCCTTGATGTCCTTGATCTGCTTCTCAAGGTCGGCCTTGGTCTTGTCGTACTTCTTGTCGGCCTCATCCGCACGCTTCTGAAGCTGGACTACACCGTTGTGCGCTTCCTCCAGGTTGTCCGACAGGGACTTGGAGAGATTCTTCAGATCGACAGCGCCCTCGCCCAGCGTGCCTGTACCATAGGTCTGCCTGACCCACCGCCCGGCCATGTCGAGCTTGAAGTTCTCGGCCTTATCGCCGACGCGCTTCATGGAGGCCTGCTCCCAGCGCCATATCTCGGTGACGTTGTTCTTGTCTCCGACGTAGACGTACCAGACCGCGTTCGGGTGCAGCGGGTAGTCCGGCTTCTCCTTCTGCACCCCGGGCGTACGGTTCACCGGCGGCCGGGTGGACCAGGTCACTGCGTCCTGGGCGAGGCGCGACACGCGCTCGATCGCCTCGGTATCGTCGAGACGATCACGCATCTTGGCCAGTTCGCCGGCCATGGGAGCCCAGCGATTGGCTGCGTTGTTCGCAGTGGCGACGGCATCACCCGTGCGCTGCTCCAACCGGTTGATCTTGCGCTCGATCGCGCAAGTCCAGGACTGCGTCTGCTTCGAAACGTTCGGTGCGGGGTACAGGTGCCCCTCGTAGTCCCGGCTCATAGAATCCCCCTGTCGCTGATCTCCCTGAGAGTTCGCCCGCCCCCGGACATCATTCGAACCTTCGGGTAGACGCGTTGAACATCACCCAGTGTCGTGTCTCTCGTAGCGGTCAACTGAGCATTATTATCCGACAAGGACGCGTTCGATACTCGCCACCAGTGCCCATCCTGCTTGTACCGAACTCCTGCGAGGCGGCCGAAGACCTGACGCTCACCGTTGGCTTCGGTGTCTCGTAGCGGATTGATGCCCTGCCAAGTCGCACTCATACTGTGGCCACTGTACTGGTCCGCGGTCCACTGGGCTGCTCGGTAGGCCTGAGTGCGTGTGGTGATGCACTGGTTGTCGATCGTCTGCTCCTCGTCCGTCCCGGGCGTGCCGGTGTGGAAGGGGATGGTCTCGATATCGATGTAGGTGCCGTTCTCCCCGAGCAGGAACAAACCGTTGTAGTCGGTCTTCCCATCGGACTCGCAGATGCGGAAGGGGCTGAGCTCCTCGAACAGCATGCCGGTGACAATGACATCGACAGAGCGCTTGTCCTTGTTGAGGCGCACCTCGAGGCCCCCGCCCATGTCCTGCCACTGAGCAGGAGTAATTGCCTTGTTGTCCTTACCAACAACCATGTAGATACCGTTAGGCGTGTTCTGGTTGTCCACCAGTGGGGCCTTGTTGACGACAGGGATCGCCATGACCTGGCGGGGCTGCCGCACGGACGACACCTCGCAGGGGAGCTGAAGAGTGGTCACCGTCTGCTCACCGGCGTTCACTGTGATCACAGGCGTGTCGGTCTGCCCGAACGTCGTCTTGGCGTCCGGGTATAGCAGTGGTTTAGGGGGCCAGATCACATCATGACGGAACGCCATGCGGTGGTAGACGTTCACGTCGATATTCTTCACCTTCTGCGAAGAACTCATCGTGAGGTTGTAACTCGAAGTCACATCGTTGACGTACATGATCCGGTTGCGGAGCGGCTGGAACTTAAGCTTGCCAACTTCCCACGACATGTCGATCTCGTTGGCACTGAGCCACTGCTTCATGGCCTGCCATACGACGACACGTTGGGCGGGGACGTCATACCTCTCCTTCAGCAGCGCCTTGTCGATCTCCAGCGTGTACTGCGAGCGCTTGATCCCAACAGCGTTGAAGAACATCTCAATGATGGACTCAATCGGCTGACCCGTCATACTGGGGATGGTGCCCGCCTGGACGAGTGCCGACAAGGGCGAGCCGCCGGTAAGAGTCCATCCGGACTCGGTACCCTCGATATCCGTGATACGAAATTCGGTCGAGCCGAACTCGTTCGAGATCACGGTCATGCTCTGTCCGAGCATCGACATGAGGCCCGGCTGGTAACCAATGCCCTGCACCTGCAACTGGGGAACCCCGGAGTCCGAGGCACCCCTGTCGAGCGAGGTGGCGTCCTCGGCAACGGACCAGGAGGAGACTGTGGAGTTGTCAACCCCGGTGAATCTCACAGCCACGGCCAGACCTCCTTCACCGAGAACTCAACCTTGTGAAACCTTTTGTTGGACTCGACCTGGATCGAGCCCGGATCGATCATCATCGTCGTGAACCCCATCGGCGGTGCGTAGGACGTGATGTCCGGACCTGAATTGAGGCGCTGCTGATAGGATGTGTTCTTCACGTGCAGGTCGCAGATGAGAATCTGAGTGTCTGGAGTCCACGCATCCTGGTCGATGTGCAGCCACGGCCCGGCCTTCACAGCGTCTGCTGGAACGGTCCAACCCCCAGACCACTGGGCCCAGCCATCACCGAGCTCAGAACGCTTCTGGAGCCCAACGTCGGTCAGCCCGGACGTACCATTCGCCTTGAGATATCTCACACCACCTTTGAAGGCTTTCGAGCCCTTGATGACCTTGGCCTTCACCTCGATATCGATTCTGTCCCCACCCTTCAGGGCCGAGTAGTACTCCTCGGGGATGTAATGATCCCGGACGTTCAGCAACCGAGCATTACCAACAGGGGCGCGTTCGCTCGTGTCCTCACCGATCAGCACACCTCCGGGGCTCATCTCCGGGTTGGTGAACAGAGACCAGGGGGCAAAAGGGTCGAGGTCCGAATAGCCGGACCCGGCATCAAGCACACCACGAACCCAATGCAGAAGGCCCGAACCGTTGGCCTCCGCGGGCTTGATCGTGATAGTCGCGCGCTGCACCGTATCCGTGTCGTTCGGCACGATCTTCGTCTCGTACGGAGGCAGTGGGGAGCCATCCTTGAACACGAACTTCTGCGTGTCGTCCCCGACGGTCTGCACGTAGAAGGTGTAGCCCGGGGGAATCAATATGGTCTCCGTGTAGGAGGCCGGAGCTGTAGTGGCCTTGCCCGTCATTCGCAATGCGAACTCCGGCCCATCACCGGACCTTGTATCCATCTGGGCGAGCACTGTGCCATCCTTTGCGAAGGCAATGGGTGACAGGGTGTCCACCAGAAGGAAGGGCTTCCCGAGGAAGGGCGATAGGACGTTGAGATCCGGTCTGTTCAGACAGTCCACATACCGAACGGGGTTCGAACCCGCTGTCGAGATCAGGTCCATGAGCGCCACGTAGTCCGTGGGGGACATCACGTTCCAAGAAAGCTTGTACGCCTTTGCAGCGAACCGAGAAGGCGTCATCCCGTTCGCCCCGTTGACGAGCTGGGTGACCTGCCCCCATGACGTCGCCTGAATGGCAGCGTCCTTAGCTGGAACCGGAAGAACAAGATTCTTGTTCCCGACCCCGATTACGCATCGGTTGTCCAAGACTGCCATCAGTACGACCCCCTCTGTCCGTTAACCGCATTGTATCCGTTGACGGAGTTGGAGATCACGCGCCCGTCGAGTGTGATCATGCTCGACATGGACCGGGCAAGGGCTGCGATTGTCCGAGAGGAGAGGTCCACACCACCGCGCGGAATGCCCCCACCGGAGTACGACACAGATGGGGCGTAACGCCTGGCGTTGATCGCTTCGAACATTCCGGAGCCGTAGGTCTCCACCGCGGACCGGTTGATGACATACTCACCACTACGGACCGCGAACAAGGACCCTGTCGGATTCATCGCGAGCAGGTTGTCCGTGTGGTAATTCCCTCCTGGGTTGCCCGGGATCATCCCGCCCGCTGGTCCACCACCCGCGAACCCGGAAATCGGAGCGCCGAGAGCGATCCCGACACGGGACCGGATCGGACCACCGTTGGCATAAGCCGGAATCTGACCACCGTTGTGGAACCAGGACTTGACCGTGTTCCAGGCCGAGCCGACCTGCTGCGCGACGAACTGGACCGTACGCGTGGTGGCCAACTGGGTGAAGGCACTCATGACTCCCCAATAGGAACCTTCATCCTTTTTCGCCTCGAAGTTGGCCTTCCTGTTCTCAGCGGCCTTATCCAGTGCCTCAGTGACGGAGCGTTTCTTGCTCTCATTCGTCTCGGGCTCGTACTCCGCGTCACGATCCTCAGCGGTCTCGTCGAGTTCCTTGTCTGTGTTGTTCTTGTCACCTTCATTAACGTCAGGCTTGTACTCGGCCTCCCGAGGTTCGCCCGTCTCGTCGAGCTCCTCCTTTGTCCCTTGGTTGTCACCCTCGTTGACCTCAGGCTTGTACTCGACGTCCTGGTCCGCACCGGCAGCATTTAGCTGCTCTAGCGCGGCGTTGTACGTCTCGTCATCGACATCGGAGTTGTAATTCGCCGTGCGCTCCTGGGACAGAGCATCGAGGTCTTCCTGGGTGAGGCCGAACATCTCCGAGTTGATCTCAGGGAGGTACTGTTTGTTCTCGGGCTTAGCGAGTTCTTCGAGGTAGTTCTTGGTCTCATCGAACTCCTCGTTCGCAGCAGTCGGGATGTACCGCTTGTACATGTCGAAGGCGATCTCCTTCGCCTCCGCGTTGAAGCGGGCCTTACCAGTCTCATCCATCTCCGGGATGTATTGGACGGGGCGCCCCTCGGCATTCGCCTTATCACCGTTAGCCAGAGCATCGAGCTCTTCCAGGACGAAGCTCTTGGCATCGCGAACGACATCGGGCTTGTACTCTGCCTCACGCGGTTCGGCCATATCGTCGAGGGCGCCACCAGTCTCCGCAGCGGAAGGCTCATCGAGTTCGGTCGGAATTTCCGCAGGGCCGTAATCCCCATTGGCAACGTCCTCAATGGCCTGCTGAGTCGCAGCCGCAGTACCACCGTCGGTGACGTTCTCCTCGACATTGCGGGGGACGTTCTGAATCGTGGAAGCCAGGCTGTCGAACCCACCGGCCAGTTCAGTGACCTCACCGCGGTTGAAGCCCATCTGAACCGCCTGGTTGATGAACTCCTCCTTGAGTTGACGCGCGTAGGCTGCGACCTGCTCGTTGGAGGCCCCGGTGGCGGCATAGGCCTCGATCATCTCCATCATGGTGGACTGCAACTGCTTCAGTGCAGCCCTGTTCTCGATGGCAGCCTGCGTGTAGCCCTGGAGGGCGAACATACCCTTCTGGGCCTCCGCGATCTCCTTCTCCTTGTCGGCGATCTGAGACTTAGTATCGTTGATGCTCTTGTTCGCCTTATCGATGTCCGTCTGAGTGGACTTGATGCGCTCCTTGTCACCGTACTTCTTTGCAATCTCGTTGAAGTACGTAGCATCCCTGAGTTGCTGCTGCTGCTCCGACAGGGTTGTGTTGAGGTCCTCAATCGACTTCCGGGCGTCCGCAATCGTCTTGCGGGCGTCCTCGATCTTCTTCCTCATCGTGTTGAGCTGCGCGTGGTAGTTGTCCTTCGCAGAACGAGACTTCCACCACTTGTCCATGCTCTCCTTCATCGCGGTGGAGAGACGTGACAAAAAGTCCTTGAAGAGCTCCGCGGGCGACTTCTCCTTCTGCTTTGACTTGGAGGAACCGCCGGAGGGCGAGGAGGACCGAGGCGTGTGAGACCTGGGTGCGGAGGACCTGCGCGGTGCGGAGGACCTGCGGGGCGTGTGCGAGCGAGGCGTGTGACCGCCACCGCCGCCTCCACCGCCACCTCCACGGGACTTGCGGGGTGTCGGCTGATAACGTCCCATGGCGGACTGGAACGCAGCCTTCGCATTGCCCGCGCCCTTGCCCTTCTTAGTGAGCTGACCACCGATCTTGCCAGCGGCCGCACCGGTCTTGGCACCTGCGAGCATCGCCTTGGCGAGCGACAGGCGCTGAATGATCTGTCCGACAACGGAGTCGGTCTCGACCTTCATGTTCTTCAGATCGACCTTGAGCCCGTTGTAGTTGACCCCAGGACCGTTGATGTTCTTGGAGATGATCTGCCAAAGGATACCCATGTCCTGGTCGGAGGCACTTAGCATCTTCTGGAGATCGGAGAACGTCGTCGAGCCATCGATGTTCGCACCAGGAATAGTCTGGTTGAAGACGTTGTAGATGTCCGACATCCCCTGCTCGCTGATGCCGAGTTGCTCCTGCACACTCGATAGAGTGGCTGAGGGGTCGATCTCGATACCGGGGACCGTCTGGTTAGTGGTAGCAGCTACCCCGTCAACACCTTGCTGTGCCACCTGCTGGGCCTGGTCCATACCCTGCTGCGTCGGGGTGTTGTCCACCGTCGGTCCAGGCATTGTCTGGCCGAGCATGGCCCCGACGTTGTTCATGGCCTGCTGGACCTGCGAGGTGTCGATGCCTTGCTGGCCGATCTGGTCGATGGCGGCCTGCACGTAGTCCTGCACGTACTTCTGGGCCTCGGCACCGGTCAGACCCAGGTTCTGGGCGACCTGCATGGCGTTCTCCGCCACAGCCTTCAAGTAGGTCTGAAGATTCTGGAGGTTCTGCCTACCACCCTCAGTCGTGGTATTGATCACATTGCCATTGTCCTGGAGGCCCTGGTTGAACTTGTCCAGAGCGTCGAACATGGCGGCCTCAGCGTTCTCGAACCCGAAGGCCCTGTCGATCGCCGAGTCCACAGCGGACTTCCACTTGTCCCAGGCCTCCGCGGCCTTGTCCGCGGCACTGGAGTTGTCATCCGCGGCCCCGTTCATTCCCTGGAGCGCGCCGTTGGCCTCATCAGCCGACAGGCCGAGCCCTTGGAGAATCTGCTTCTGGGCGTCCTGCGAGCCCATGGCCTGCGAGACAGCGGCACCGACACCGTCGTTGGCGTCCTGAAGGCCCTTCAAAGCGTTGATCTGGTTGTTGATCGCGTTCGTCTGGTCGTCAGTCGCCTGAGTATGCGCCTTGGTGCTCGTGACCGCGTTCGGGTCCTTGAAGGTCTGAGACTGGGCCGCGTCGAGGTCAGCTTTCTTCTGGTTCAGCTGATCGATGAAGCCCTGCACGTACGCGGAGGCTGCACCCTGACCCTCTGTCGCTGCCTTCCTCGCGTACTCACCCCAGTCGAAGCCGAGCTCCTTCAGTCCGTTGAGCTGGTCTCCAGTGAGTTTCTTGAAGCCCTCGGATCCGGCGATCGCGTTGCGGATGAGCTCCGCGGTGTTCTTACCAATCTGGAGCGTGGTGTAGCCCATCTGCTGGGCGACCTCGCGCGTGGCCCGGACGATCTCGCCCTGGGCGTTCACGAAGTAGTAGGACTTCTCCGACGCGGTCTTGTACGCGTCACCTGCTCCATCAGCGGAGATCATCAGGTCGCCAAGACTGCGCTGCGAGCCGTTAGCAATGTCCTGCGTGTCGGCGAGGACGGCCTTCTGAACCTCGGCAGCACCACCCATGGCCGACAGCATCTCCGCACCGGCCTTCTGGGCCTTCTCAGCGGCGATCTCCTCAGCGTTGGCGATCTGGTTGTAGCCCTCAGCGATCGCAGGCAGAGCCGACAAGGCGAGGGATGCCCAACCAGCCGGACCAAGGGAAGCGAAGAAGCCCTTCACAGCGGTCCCAGCGGCGGCCATAGCCCCGGAGACAGCCGAAATGCCCGCGCCCATGGTCCGAGTAGCCGCGGTGGACGCGGAGGCCGCAGAAGAGGCCATACTGCGTGCTGCCCCCAGGCCCTCCTGGGCAGCAGTCTCAGCCTTGATGGCTGTCGTCGCAGCATTGTGGGCAGCGGCCTCAGAGGCCGTAGCGCCAGCCGACATGGCCGATGTACCCGCGGTGCTCCCGGTGAGTCGTTGCTGGGCAACCTCCGCCTGAGCGGCCTTCACACGGGCGTACAGGGCAGGCTGCTCGGACAGGGCCGCGTTGGCCTGCTGGATGGCCTTGGCGATGTTGCTCCAGGACAACTGCCCTGAAAGGCCCGCCTCGACCATGTTCTTCCGGACCTGCATCATCGAGGATGCAACCGACAGGACGCCCGCCTGGAGGAGCTTGGCTCCGGTCTGGAGGGCGATGAAGATTGTCACACCCCCGGCGAACGCTGCGATGACTCGGCCGACCGGGGTCTCACCCAGGCTCGACAGGGCGTTGGCGAGCGCCTGGACACCATCAAGGATCAGCTTCAGCGGGGCCAGGAAGGGCTCGCCGAACGAAGCCATCATGTTCTCCAGCGCGTTCTTGGTCTGCGCGATGGTCTCTGTCATGGTGGCGTTCAGCTTCTCCATGGACTGCTCCAGGAAGCCAGTGTTCGACCCGGCCTCAGCAGAGTTGTCCATGGTCTCCTTGAGCAGATCGAAGTTCACCGCGAGACGCTTCACGAGCTCGATGTCGCGGGTGGACTTCAGGCCGATGTCGGAGAGCATCTGGGTCATCTCCACGCCGTTCCCGGCCTTGGAGATGGACTCGATGAGCTGGTTGAAGAACTTCGATGGATCGTTCTTCCAGAGCTCCAGGGCCTCCTCGTTGGAGATGTGCATCTGCTGAGCGAAGTCAGCCATACCCTCAGCACCCTGTGCGGCAGCCTTGTTGAAGTTGCCGAAGATGCGCTGGAGCGAACCACGGGCCCACTCAGCCTTCACGCCGACAGATGTCAGGGCCGTGGCGTATGCGAGGGTGGCGTCCTGCCCGATGCCTGCCGACACGGTGGTGGTCGAGATGCTGTTCGCCATCGTGAGAATCTCGTCCTCAGTGGCGACCGCCTTCGCGCCGAGCTCAGCGACCTGCGAAGCCATCTGCTCGTAGGCCTTGTCGCCACCGTTCAGAGCCATCCCGGCCTGGCTGAACGTATTGATCAGACGTCCGAAGTCCTCGGAGGCCTTCTCGGTCGTGGTACCGGTCACCATGGAGAACTCTGCGACAGCGCGGGTGAAGTCCCCGAGCTTTTCCGCGGGGATGTTCATCTGTGCACCGAGCGTACCGATCTGCGAAAGCTCAGAGAATGATTTGGAGATGTCAGTGGACATCTGCCTGTACTGGTCGCGGAGAGCTTGGAGCGCCCCGCTGGTCTGGTCCAGCTGGGTCGTACGGGCGATGTCCGCGAAGGCGCGATCCTGGTCAGCAGCAGCCTTGACGACAGAGGTGGCGAGCGCCGTCACACCAGCGGCCAGAACCGTCAGGTTGTTGCGGACCTCCTGCGAAGCGAACCTCATGTTCTCCAGTGAGTGGATGTGAGCGGTGTTCGCCTGCACGGCCTCATGAGCGGCAGCGACAGAGGCGCGGAGGGCCGCGGCCCGATCCTGCTCAGCAGCGGCCTCTAGCTTCGCAGCAGCCCGACCGGTATCCACGGCGGCCTGGTTGGTCTGGATCGCGGACTGGTTCGCGGCCTTGCGGTACTGCGCAGCGTAGGCCTTGTCGGTGACATCCGCGAGCTTCTGCTCCGCCTCGATGACTCGCTGGAGGGCAGCGACACGCTCGGAGGCCCCGGCGGTCGTAGCAGCGGTGGCCTTCTGCTCGGTGACGGCCTGCTCAAGAGCGGCCTCGCGAGCCTGCTTGCGGACCTCGTTGAGCTGACGCTGGGCATCGATCTCGGTCTTGGAGCGTCCGCCCAGGTTGCTGTCGATGCCGGAGTTCCTCGACATGCCGCTCATGTCGGTGCCGAGCTGCTTGGCGACACGGGCCATGCGCTCGTAGAGGGCCACTTGCTCTTTGAGCGCGGAGACCTGCTTGCTGTCGGCGATGGTGGCGTTGTTGAGGGCCTGCGACATGCCCTCGATAGCACTCGTGGTGGCCTTGATGGTCGATGAGACGTCGGTCCGCCCGAGGGCCTGCGAAGCGGCGGTCAGGTCCTTGGTGAGCTTGGCCGCCTGCTGGTAGACCTGGATGTTGGTGGACATCGCCTTCGCATCGGACGAAGACATGATGTTCTTGTCCATCCAGGAGCCGCCGCGGCTCGCCTGTGTGAGCGACTTCATGGCGGCACCCATCGCACCGACCGCGTTGACGGCCTGCGCGGCGGAGGACTGGATTTTAGAGGAGCCCTGGATGAAACCGGAGGCGTCGAGTTCAACCTCGTACGAGAGCTTCGACTGGTCGGCCACTGTCGTCCCCTTAATAGAAAACCCGGATTGATACTGCTAAGAATATCAATCCGGGTTTCATAGCCCCGCGTCAGGTCGGGACGGAGGCCATTGCCTCCCATGGAGTCGGCAGCGGCTCGAACTCACCGGTCTCATCGTAGGAGACCCCGACAGGAACGGCGATCTTAGTCACACCAGGCTGCTTCCGCTCCTTACGACGCTCCCTGTCCGCCTCGTCCTTCTCCAGGGTCTCGCATCCGTAGCAGATGGTGTCCTGGATGTCGAACTGGACTCTGTTGTCGGTGGTCCGTCCGTACCAGACCGGGGTCCCGCACTTGGGGCAGCAGGAGTCGGTGTAGTACTGCCAGGCCATCTCCAGGCGGACGTCGAGCTCGTTCCTGAAGTCCTGTGGCAGGGGCTCGCGCCTCCAGTCGTTGTCGATCTCGTCCCAGACCGGGACGGATCTGCTGTACCTGCCGACAGAGGGGAGGTAGAGCGTGGGTGGAAGGTGCGAGTGCCAGGCGGTCTTCAAGGCGATGACGAACTTCTGGTTACTCTTCCTCGTCAGTGATGGCCCAACGAAACGTGGGGTCGGCCATCACCTGCTCCAGAGCCGCAGTGGCGACCTGCGTCTTGTCGAAGCCCTCGATGAGCTTGACCCACTCGGCCTCGGGGAGGCGCTGACGCATCTTGGCGGCCTCGCGGGAGGTCAGGCCCTTCTTGGACCTGCCTCCGGACTTGATACCGATCACGGAGTGCGACAGGTAGTGCTCGTAGGCGATCTGCTGCCTAGTCTCACGGAGCTCGTTGGTCTCGTCGGCGGTGGCGTTCTTCTTAATCGGAACGGTCGCCACGATGTGATTGCGGATGGCAGAAATCTCGGCAGAAGCCAGAGCACGAAGAGTGAAGACGATGGCGGTCTTCTCCATCTTCTTCAGAACCTCAGCGAGCTCGACCTCCGGAGTCTTCTCGTTGAGCGCGCGCACCGGCTTCTCGGTGGACTGACGCTCCTCAAGAATCTGCTCCTGGAGCTCCATGGCCCGCTGGGCGAGGGTGGCATCCGGGTAGACGGTGACCTCCCGCTGGGTCTGCCTCACGTTGTCAAGAAGCCCATCGAGGTCGAGGAGCTCGTCCTCGGTCTCAGCAGAAGTCAGCTTGTCGTCAGACATCAATCATCCAATCTTTCGATTCGTCAATCGGTCCAGACAAGCATACCAAAAGCCCCGCTCCTTATGAGAGCGGGGCTTTTGACGCAGAACCCGACGATCAGACGAGGGGCTCGTTGATGACCATGGTGCCCTGAGGAAGGAAGGGAACGGTCATCTGGATGGGCTGCTTGCCCTCACCGACCTCATCACGCGGGTTGTCGGGCATGACGAGGAACGCGGAAACGAGCTGGCCGGCCTTGGCCGCAGTGGTGTTCTTGTAACCGATGCGCTTCACCAGCCAGCCGGTGACGTTGGCGGAGACACCGCCCTTCTTGAACAGCTCGAACGCGACAGAAGCGGGGGAGTCCGGGTTGCCCTTGCCGGAGGCCTCGTCGAGGGCCTCGCGCAGGAAGGTGAGAGAGGCCTCGTAGGCATCACGAGTCGGGGTGTTGGACGCGGCGGAGTCGCAGATGGTCGTGGTGTCGTCCGTCTCCGAGTCGGTCGGGTTCAGGGTGAAGCCCGAGACGACAGCGCAGGAGATGTCCTTGGCCTTCGCCGGAGTCGGAGTGCCACCACCACCGGCCGGGGTGGAGTTGTAGAGCGCGGCTTTGACGACATCCTTGACCGTCGGGGCGTCCGCGATCGGGACCCACCAGATAGTGGTCCCCGGAGGCATCATCTTCTTAACGGCAGCCTGTGCCATGATCAGTCGTCCTTCCTATGACGAGGAACATAATTGCTGTGCGGGGCGCCATCGCCGAGATGAACAACCTCGCCGTTGACGATCCAACCAGTGCCCCCGCAACATTCCCGGGGCGACACAGGGGTGTCGTCGGGGACACGAGTCAAGCGGCCATCGGTGTTAATCGCATTAGCGTAGTCCTCGGTATACTCGAAGACCACACCTTCAACGGTCGCGTACTTTGGCATCACACACTCCTGTCCACCGTCACCTGGAAGGTGACGTAAGAAGTGTATCGAACCGGCCTTACGGTACTATCCGTGTTCCCGTACGAGTTGAGCGCCCCGGTCTCGAAGGCCTCGCTCGTGCCCGGGATCTGGAAGCCCAACAGCCGCCTGCGAACAGCAGCGAGCAGGTGGTTCCGGGCCTTGGGCGACACGGAGGAGATGAGCACACCGAACTGGTGGATCACAGCGGCCTGGGTCACACCAACGATCGAGCCATACTTCCTCATTGCCCCAGGCGTCACATCCCCCGGCATGTAGACGACGTAGTCTTTGCCATCGTTGTCGCCGTCGGGGCGGAGCGAGTCGAAGACCCGCACGCCCTTGAGGGTCTCCAGCTCCTTCATGGCGGCCTCGTCGAACTTCTCGACAGTGGCGCCCTCGAAGGGTTCGAGCATCAGAATCCGGCCTCCTTCATTGCCTGGTCGGTGGCTGTGCGTGCGGACTGGAGGGCGAGCATCCCGCGGAGCTTCGAGGTGCCCTCCTCCTGGTAGCCGATGTACTTCTCATCAGCGTCAGTGAATCCGACAGAGGCGGAGAACTTCCCGCCCGAGATGTTTCTCACATTCACGCGGTACCCGGTGCCGTCCCCAGCGGTTGAGCGCATGTGCCCGGTCCACACACGGGCGTCCGTAGAAGGGTCGTGCTTGTAGGGCATCCCCGCACCCGAGGTGTCCACCGTCCTGATGACGACATCGCCCCCGGCCTTCGCAGCGGCCTCAGTTGCACGGAACGCGTCGGTGATGACCTTCTCCTGGAACCGGCTGAGTCCGCTCGTCACCTGATTGAAGTCCTGTGATTTTCGTCTCAAGGATGCTCGAACGAGGTCCATCAGTGCGTCCCGCCCTTGGAGTCATCCACGTCGATGTCGCACAAGAGAGTCGGCTGCCAGTAGTCGGAGTCCGACGGAGCGTTACGCACGACAAGGCGCAGACCAACATTCCGCGGGTCGGAATTGTTCTCCAGAACCCGGACGATCTGCCCGTAGCCCGGCACGAACCGTAGCGACCTGTCGCCCCACTTCTCCCTGGGCACGAGCAGGTTCTTATCGATGTGATTCAGGTGCACATAGTAGGCGTGAACCGCTGTGTCGTCATAAGCCGACCGGCGGTCACGGGCGCGCCAGGCGATGTTCGGGTTGACCGACGCGTAGCCCTTCCAGAGCTCCTTTGGAGGGATATCGACAGGGCCGTCCTCTGTCCACTCGTGGCTCTTCGTACCCGGAGGCTCCGTGACAACCACGAGGCAATTGCAGAACAAACCAAGCGGCCAGTACGCCCCCGAGTCGAAACGGGGGTCCTTGTTGTGCAGAACGCTCAGTGCCATGCCCAGTCCTCCCCTGGAGGAACGACACCGGGCAGGAAGTCGAACCCGAGATCAGCGACCTCGGCCTCCTTGGCCTCGTCCCACAATCTCTTGGCCTGCGCCCGGAGCTCAGCACCTAGTGTCGCGCCATTGGTGGACTTGTTGTCTGTGGAGATGACCTTGAGGATCAGCGTCTCGGACGTAGCGATCGCCATGAGGGCCCGGGAAGCGGCCTTCTTGACGTTGCCGCCCTCGATCGCGAGGAAGCCGAAGAGCTCCATATCGCTGAAGATGTAGGATGGCGGCTTCCGCAGGTCCTTGGGGTCCTCCAACTTGACAATGTCGGGGATCAGCAGGCGCACCTGATTGACCGGCTGGCTGTAGTCCAGGGACGCCATAGTGTCTCCTTCTGTCAACGCTTTTACAGTAGTTTACAGCGGAACCCCGCCCCTTCGACAGGAGCGGGGTTCCGAGGGACCGCGATAGGGATGTCGCGCGGATCAGTTGCCCTTACCAGTGCTGGCGACCAGGCCTTCCACGTTGAGGACCCCGGCACCAGTGGTGAGGCGGACACGAGCCTGAGCGTCGTCGTTGTCGAACGAACCAGCAGTGTAGGGAACCTCACCACCGCCCAGGTACAGACCCCCAGCATTCTTCACGCGGAGCTCGGGCTTGTCGTAGCCACGGAGCGCGGTGCGAACGATGGTGCGCTTGGCGGAGGTGCGACCGCCGGCCGGGGCCAGGACCCAGTTAGTGCCGCCCTGCTGAGCGCCACCGAGGATGGCGACCAGGTCGGAGACGACAACCTTGACCTTAGCGGTCAGGCCGTTCTCCTCGATGAACTTCATCTGGTCACCCGCCTTCTGCCCGGCGACAACGCGCTCGACAGTGCGGGTGTTGACCACCATGTTGGCCAGGTTCTCCAGAGCCGGAGGAACCAGGAGGACATAGGACGGAACGGTGACGTACCGGCCATCGACCTTGGTCTCAGCAACCTGCTGCATGGCGGCCTTGATGGCGTCATACGACAGGGGGGCGTTCTTCGGAACATTGTTGTTGATCAGAACGCCATCAGCCGCGCGGGCCTTCAGGGTGGTGCCGAGCGAGTCGGAGATCACACCGGAGTTGAAGCCCGGAGCACTCGGGTCGAGGGAGAACAGCGCACCGTAGCAGGCGGCGTCAACGGTGCGGGCAGCCAGCTTGGCGGCGTCCGAGGGGAACCGCTCGATCAAGCCGTAGTCGTCGTTGATGAAGGCCTCCCAGGAGAACTGGAGGCGAGCACCGTGCTTGGCGGTGTCGATCCAGCGACCCGAGGCCTTGTAGCCGAAGGTCGGGTACGGAGTGAGCTCCGGAATCTTCGGCAGGGTGCCAGCCGGGGCCACGAAGCCGCCGTTGTCCCTCAGGAGAGTGGCGTCGATGTCGTGGTCGAGCGACAGGAGCTGAACCGGGCGGAAGTCGTTCAGCAGCTCCTCGCTGGCGAACTCCTTCCAGGTCTCCTCCTGATCCTTGTAGGCGTCCTCGAAGGCGGGCTGCACGGCCTGGGTGAACCAGGGGGCAAGCATGTCCGAGGTGACGGCCTCGCGGAAGGTGCCACGGTCGCGGCTGGAGTCGGCCTCCAGAATCGCGTTCTTCAGCTGGCCCTGGGCCGCCCGGTCACCGCCGATAGCGGACTCAAGAGTCTTGGCGAACTCAGTGTAAGACGTGAACATTTTGTCCCATCATTCCTTTCAGCGAGCGAGGATGACGGGAACCGTCTGGGCGCCCGTACTGGAAACCTTGGAGTAGGCGTACCCGACAAGCCCGGCAGTACCGGTGGCCTTGTCGTTGGTGAGCTCCATCTTGCCGTTGGCAGCGGGCTTCGCATAGATCAGGGCGCCCGGATCAACACCGGCGTCGGTCAGGGTCACCCGGAGCTTGAAGACACCGCCGGAGATGCGGACCGAGGCGTAGCCAGGGCCGTTGTTACCCCAGGTCGGCTTGGTGAGCGGGTTCCACATCGGGTTCTGACCGAGCTTGGCCTGGTCCTGAGCGGACGGGGCGATCTCGGTCACAAGGACGCCAAGCAGTCCACCGACCTGAACGACATCGCCGATGTGGCTATTGCCGTACTTCGACAGGTCCACGGGGAGCGACAGGGTGTCGGAGTACTCGAAGACCTGGATGTCAGAAATCTTCTTGGCGCCAAAGGAGTTGATCTGTACCATTGTGATCTCCTTACCTCACTTGAAGTTCTTGATCTTGTAAGGCTCGGAGCTCGCCTCGCGAATCTCCCCAGCCGTGGATGCCTTGACCGAAGTCAGGTAGTGCTGCTCAGCCGAGATGGCCTCCTTCAACTCAGTACCGGACTCGACAGCGTCGATGACCCGCTTCTGGGCGACGGAGGGCAGGCCCGAGTCGAGCAGGCGGGTGGCGATGACAAAGGCCTCAGCAGCGGACTCCTTGCGGGCCTTGCGCTTCTTCTCGTCCTCGTCGTCATCGGGATTCTTCTCGCCCGAAGCGGCGGGCGGCTTGTCATCGGTCTTCTCACCGGGCGCCTCGGGCTTGCGCTCAGGGGTCGGCTCAGGGGCCTCGGGCTTGTCCGCGGGCTCCTCGGGCTTCCGCTCAGGGTCCTCGCCCGGGGCCTCGCCGGCGGGAGCCTCAGGGGCGACCGGCTGCTCTCCCGGAAGATTGTCCTTGGCGAGAAGCTCAAGAAGCGGGGCGAGAGCCTCGGTCACCGCAGTGGCGATGGCCTGACGGATCGTCTCCTCGTTCATATGGTTCTCCTCATCGGAACTGACGCGCTGGGATTCCAGCACCTCCAGCAAAGCGCCACCTGCGCCCGCCTTCGTTACGAAGTCTACAGAAGTGACTCCATCGAATACCGGTACAATGCCATCGGCGTCCAGACCGTTCTCCGACCAGGCATTGATCGACACACCGATGTCCTGCCACTTCTCGCGGATGATGTCGTTGAAAGATGGATACACCTCGCACTCCGCGTATAGTGCTCCATCGAGACCGACAACGGCGTCGGTCACCAGCCGCCCCGCGAGGTCCTTCACGGATCGCTCGGGGCGGTTCACGTCCTCATCCTTCGACGGGTGATCCATGAACATCTGCGTCCCGGCAGGGAAGTGCCCGACAGAGGCGGCAAGGTTGGCCTCCGAGTAGGTGCCGCTGGAGCCCTGCCCCGGGCAGATGATTCGAATGCGGTACCTACCAGGTTTCTCACCGGACAACACGTCCGGAGTGGCCGCCTCCAGAAGAGCGGTCACCCCTCCGTGGAAAGCGGACCTGTACTCCGTGCGCATTTCAGGAACTCCTTTTCATTCAGGCGAGTGTCTCGCCACCGGCCTCGTCGCGATTGGCGTTCGTGCCATCCGACATGGCGCCCACACCGGTGCGAGAGTTGCTCTTCTTGGCGACGCTGTCCTGCACGGCGTTGGGGTCGGCCAGGCTCTTCGCGGCGAGAATCTCCTCCGACACGGGCAGATCATTGATCGGCCTGGCATTGATCGGCTGGAGCCTGTCGAGGAAGAGGCTGCGCGCCTCGGTCTTGTGGAGAATTCCGTTTTGAAGACCGAGGGTGACGACCTGGCCCCAGCGCTGAATGAGTTCGTTCGACAGGGGGGCGAGCTCGACCTCGACCTTCCTGCCAAGGGCCAAGAAGATCTTCTGGATAAGGCTCTTGTGAATCTGCCTGCGGAACTCGAAAGCCTTGAAGGTGGGATCCTCAAGGGCCGTCTCAGCGCCCTGTCGTCCACCGGCCGAGCCGTCTGTGAGGAGGACCGACAGGGGCACGTCGAGCGCGCTGGCGACCATGGAGGCAAGCGGGGTACCGGCCCCGAAGTCGATGCCCGCTCCGGCCTTGGAGACGGCGGTGAACTCCTGGCCCGCCCCGAGCGAGGCGAGGCCTCCAATGCCCTGGGCGTTCGACATCTGCTGAATGACGGCCTGCTGCTGCTTGGCCGTAGCAGATGTGACTTTGAACGCAATTCTGGCAAGGGCCTTGGTCATCACATGGGACGCTTCAAGGAACTCCTTGTAGGCCTGTGCCCAGTAGACAGCGCCCATGAGCTCGGGTTTGCCCCACTGCTCGCCGATCTGCCTGTTAACCATCTCGTAGACGACCCGGTCATCGTGGACGGTCCTGTAACCCTTCTCATCCTTAACAGGGGCCCAGTCCTTGCCGTTAACAACATGCCACTCAGGCTTGCGTCGCTCCTGCTCCGCCGTGGAGAGGGTGTCCGACACGGGCACGGGGTCGATCAGGAAGGCGAAAATGTCGGCCTCATCGGTGGCATCCAGAGCTCGAGCGATGCCACGGATACGCGACAGGGGCACGGGGGCCACTCGCTTGTCGGTCCGGCGAACGGTGTAGAGCACGATGCCGTCGGTGCAGAAGGCCGCCTCGTCCCGGGCGCGTGCCGTGCGGGAGAGGACAGTGTCGTAGAGCGCCGCGGTCTCGGGCGTCTTGATCCCTGAAATGCGAGGAATCTCACTCCACATATATGCGTTGCGAATGCCGATGCCACGCTTGACGAGCGGGTTGTAGGCGGCGAGCCTGCGAGCTCTCAGCGAGTGCTCCTTGATGACAGTGAGGGATACCACATCGGAAGTGGCGTCCTCATCGCCCCAGCGGGACCATCCGACGTCCTCCCGGTTGAGGGATGCGACAGCCCCACGGGTGACCGCGGCGTACGCCTTGGACGCCTCGGTCAGCCGGGCCTGGACGCGCTGGGTGGACCCGCCAATCTGAAATGTGCCAAATTTCACAGTTCAACTCCTCAGGCTGGGGCGAAGGTCCACTCCTCATTACCCCACTCGTCTATAGGCGAGTACTCGGAATCCGTACTCTCCATTAGGGTATCAGCCTCGATGAGAGAGTCCGTCCCATCTGTTAGAAGACTGCTCGGCATCGCCGCGTAGCAGATCGAGTCCAGAACGTCGGGCGATGGCTCGCCCTTCCTCTTCAACTCATCCTTCCCGCGAATGAGGAGCTTGGTTCCCCTGTACTCGTAGAGGATCGAGCGGAACTCATCGAAGAGCCCCTCGGTCTTCTCACCGGCGGCCTCATCGGGTGGAACCGACAACTCGCCAACATTGATGGCCTGAGCGACAGAGTCGTACATCGCTGCGCGGAAGTTGTACCACTTCAGATTGTCCGGCGAAGCGGCATTGCCGACGATCCAGTAGACCGGAATCTCCTCGGGCACGTGGTTGTCGATGACGGCCTGGACGCCTCGCCCGACACCCACGGCGTCGATACGGATGTCCACGTCGAGCCCTTCCGCCCGCAGACGCTTGGCATGCTGCCCGATGAGTCTGGAGAGTCGGTTCCCGTCATAACCCTTCACCCGCTCGACGACCTCGACATGGCCGTCCTGGCAGGTGGAGATCACGCTGAAGTCACCAGTGGTGGACAGACCGACGTCAACACCGATGTGGATCGGAGCGGTCGTGTTCCACTCGTCATCCGCCCACTCGTTCATGGACTGAAGCACTCGGCCGAGGTTGAACAGCCCGTCGTCACCGATGTCGGGAAACCTGGCGAGAACCTTCGACACGTACCGGGGATCGTCCTTGCCCCAACGGCGCTCGGCATCATCAACCCACTCCTTCTGGAGCAGGTTGTCCTGAGCCTTCTCAGGCACCTCCTCCCCGGTGAAGTTCGGCGTGTCAAAGGCCGAGATAGTAATGAGGTTCCACTTCCGCTCAGCGGGCGGGAGCTTCGACTCATCTCGCCAGATCTTCGCCATGTACGAGTTCGGATCGTCTGGGTTCGCGATGGCGAGGATGCGGGCGTGCTTGTTCGTGGTGATGGTCTCGACAGAGGTGAAGATGTTCTCCGCAACACCACCGGCCTCATCGACAACGGCGAGGACGTAGGTGGAGTGGAACCCCTGGAAGGTGGACTCGTCATAGTCCGCAGGCTTGCGCCCGAACGCGGTGGCTGTCTTGAACCCGGGGAAGGTCCACTCCGCCTTACCGGTGATACGCCCGGGCATGTTGGCTTTGCTCTGGAGGTCCTCGACATAGGACCACATGACGTTCTTCACCTGGTTCCACGAGGGCGCCGTGGTGATCACGCGAGTCTCAGTAGGGTCATGCGGGTGCGCGTCGAGCCACCACCCGATAGCCCGAGAGGCGAGGAACGTCTTACCCGAGGCGTGACAAGACGCGACAAGGGTGCGCTTATTAGTCTGCAAAGAGTGAAGAACCTCACGCTGTTTCGACCACAGGTGATCCCCGAGCCGGTCCTGAGCCCAGAGAACGGGATCCTCCCGCATTGCCCGCTCATGCGAGCGCGTACCGAACTGATCTGCGACAGCCCGAAAGTCTATCTTCTCCGCCATCGGTCCTCCTTCGTGATAAGTCTATAAAAACAGGATCGCCCATCTGGCGGAACCGAAAACACCAGATGGGCGAGAGCCGAAAGGCTAAACGCTCCAGGGGCCGCCGAAGCGGGTCGCAACCCCCTGCCTGCATGGATAATAGTAGCACACCTTAGAGGCTCGTTGACTCTTCAGAATATGATGTTGCTCACGCTCAGATAGTCATATCAGCCTTGGGCTCTTCCAAGATGCTGGCTGAGCTAGATGTGGCGTCGGCGAGCCACTCCTCACGGTGCGCTTCGAGCTGTTTCTGCCCCCGTTTTGTAAGAAGGGGGAACAAATGCTGCTCCATGTTGTTCTGGACGGACTCGACAAAGGCGACGATGATCGGAATCTGCTGCTGCTGGATCAACTTGATCTCCGCCTCGACCTTCGTCTTCTTCAGCCCGGCGAGATCACTGACAGCCTCGATGGTCGCCAGAGCCGTCTTGACGTTGTCCGGGTTGGTCGCCAGAGGGTTCTCGACAACGGAGTCCCAGAGCGCGTCCAGGAGCTTCTCAAGACGGGTGAGCTGCTTCATGAGCTGGGCATGCTCGGAGAGCGACTCCTGACTGGAGTAATAATCCTCCTCGATGCGGAAGACCTCGGCCTCGGAGAGCTGGAACCTCTCCGCCACCTCGCTGCGCGGCTTGCCCCTCAGGAGGGCTCGGATGACCAGGCTCTTCCTCTGAAGATCAATGGCCTTCTGCTCTTCTGCGGTTCTTTTCATTGAGAATTCCTATCACTCGCCACTGGGAACCGAAAACATAACAGGCCCAGAAGCCCAGCAGCTCCTCGACCGACTCGGCCCCCAGCCCTCTGCCGTAAGCGTACGACAGGGCGCTGAGGGCCGGAACCGAACGTCCCTTCATCAGTCGTCCAAATCCAGAAGCAGCTTCATCTGCTCAGACTCGTCGGAGACCTCCTTGAGGAACGCCACGAAGATGGCTTCATCGCGCAGCCCCTTCACCTCCGAACCGACGAAGTACCCGAGTCCGCCTGACAGGACGCATGCCGCGAGAACTGAAAGAGTCCACAACATCACTGATCATCTCCGTACTCGTCCGCGATCATGACGAACGCTACGATCATGAGGAAACCTACAACGAAGATCACTCGTACCAGAGCTCCCACCTTTTGGCCTTCTTATCCTGAACCTCAAAAGTCAGCAGAGCTGGGTCAGTGGCGTCCCCGGTGCGGTTCGTGAACCATGAAGAGCCGTTGTCCGCGGTCGGGCAGCCGATGATGAACTTGTTGTCCCCCACGAGCGACACACCGAAATTGTGGAAGTGTCCGTGAACGAGGATGGAGGCCTCATGGAGGCCGCTGCGGTGCCCGAAGGCGAGGTCTCTGAACCAGGACGGAATCTTCGCCTGGGAGCCCGCCAGATGGCCATGCGTGAAGCCAACTGCGGTCCCGTCAGCGGTCTCCACCGTAACCGCCTCCTCCCACTTCTGAGGCTTGGCGAAGTTCACATGGCTGAACGGCTCTCGGCCCGACATGATCGCCTGGATGGTGTCCGCGATCAGTAGCCCGAAGTCGTCGTCCGGCGAGTTGGCTCGGTTGTCGTTGCCCTTGCCCGTCCGCACGGCACAGTGGTTCGAGGGGATCGACACGTACGTCATCCTGGTGCACAGCGGGGCCAGCATCGCGACCGCCTCGGCCATCAAGCGCTGGGCGACGCGAATCTGGTCTGTGAGCGACAGGTCGTTGGTCTGCTGCTGCGAGGTGACGTTCCAGAACCCCTCGCAGACGTCCCCGACATCGGCGATGATGATCTCCTCGTAGGAGCCCTCGGCCTGAATCCACTCGGTGATCCTCTTGAGGGTTCCCATGACGCGATTCACAGTATCCTGTGTTCCACCCAGGCTATCGGTCTTACCCACCTGGAAGTCCGACAGGCACACGACCAGGGTCCGGGGACGGGCCTCATCTGCCTTAGGGGCCACCGCGAGGACCGCCCGATCGAACACCTTCTCAAGTTCCTCATAGGAGGCCTCCCGGACGTCCTCGGCTACTGCGACAGCGGGGTTATAGGTAACGCGCTCGTAGGAGCCATCCTCAAGCCTGATGGTCCGCCTGCGCTGCGTGATGGCGTTGACGGGGATGTCGAAGAACTCGTCCCTGTCCTGCTCGACAGGGAGCCTGAGCGCCTTCTGGAGAGCCTGCTTGTGCCTCCTGATGGTGGTCTCGTGGACGTCGAACATTCGACCCAGTGCAACGTTCGACATGCGCTCCCTGCGAGGCTTCTGCGCCTCCTCCAGGATGGCCCTGTCGATCTTCTCGTTCAGGTCGTCCTCCAGGTTGCGCGCCATCAGTCGTCCTCCTCGCCGGAGGCCTGCTTGAAGAGGTTGGCGAACCTGCTGTAGTCCTTCGACAGGAAGAGCTCCTCATCGACCTCAGTACCCCTCAGCGCGGGCCTCGCAGGGACCTTCTCCGTCGTGAGCTTGGCCTCCTGGTCCTTCTTCGGCTTCCGACGCCTCCTCGGCCTGGGGACGGGCTCCCCGTCCTCATCGGGTTCGACATCCGCGGTGTCCTGGATGATGCTGATGGCCGTCCGGAGCATGTCATCAACGCTGATGTCGAACCCCGGGGTGCTGACGATGCGGATGAGGTCGATCAGCGTGACCTTCCCCGAGCGGAAGTGGTTGTGGATTGTCTGCTGGGCCTTGAACCCGAAGACCTGGCAGTACTGGGACTGGATGACCCCCTCACGCCTGATGCGCTTCCTGAGGAGCTCCGCGGCGTACTTGGCTCGTTCGACAACGAGCTCGTCCTCCCTGTACCGCGCGCGCTCGGCCCGCTGGTCCTTCCCGGCTACGAATGGCATGTCGGTTCCTCTCCAAGATTGTGATGGTTCTGATCCGGTTGCCCGGATGTCGCAGATAGAACTGTACCACATACCGCTCGACAGAGTACGACAGGGCCAAGAGATTTCTGTGCTCTTGCACACACTCCAAGGTTTATACTGACCGCTCGGTTGAATACACGATGTGAATGTCAAGAAAACTTGACATATAGAAATTTACCTTTGTTCATTTTCAAGGCTCGAAGGTCAAATCCTGAAATTTTAGGACTTGAGTCCCGAAAATTTTGTTTTTGTAGCACTCATTGTATTTAACCGACCGGTCGGCCGGGGAAGAACTCGACAGGGGCTTTTGATTGGAACGACGGGGAGAAGTCGAGGTTGGAGAAACAGATGTAGGTACGTACCTACATTACTCTCAAATTTCTCTTCGTAGTATATAATATATATATGTATATAGTATATATTTAGTATATAATATTTAGAGAACTTAGTATAATTTTTTACGTAAAGTTCTGTGTTGTGGGTATAGAATACTGTACAGAGTTCGTATTTTTCTATGCGGAGTATATAAAAGCGAGTTTTGGGTTTCGCGCACACGTACGCGCGCGTAGGCGCACGTGACTCGCAACACGTTGCTCCTGTCGGAGAGCCGTGCTAGGGTTGCACCTGTCGGTCAACCGGATGTCGCCATCACCCGACCGACTCCAAGCATCACCAACATCGAACCGAGAGGAACCACCAAATGGCACGCAAGGTCCGCCCCGTCCACTGCTGGGGCATCGTCAAGCGGGACTACATCGAGATCAAGGGCCTCGGCGACTGTCGAGTCATGTCAGAACCCCGGTACTCGTGCGAGAGCCTCGACATCATCCAGTTCTGGGTCATGACCCCCACCTACAAGCCCCTCCTCCTCGCCATGTCGGAGGAGTCCTACCTCAACGTCGTCGAGTTCATCGATGACAACGACGAGGAGTTCACTGAGGAGATCGAGCGCGTCATGATGTGTGAGCTCCACAAGGGCGAGAAGTTCTACTTCGGTCGGCGCAAGGTCAAGCTCGTCGAGCGGACCAGCTTCATGCACTTCCTGCTCCAGCCCGAGACCAGCCACCGGCAGTTCGACATGAAACTCATGCCGACCATGATCGTTAAGCGGGTCAAGAAGGTCCGGAAGACCAAGGCCCTGTCGTTCACGGAGTTCGCCCTGTCGTCCTACGAGAAGGCTCTCAGTAAGCTCGCCAAGGCCGTTATGGGGCTCCAGATGGACCCCGCCCGTGTCGAGGTACAGAAGCCCGCCAAGAAGGCCGAGAACGCCTCACCCGTCATCACCACGAAGGACGTGCCCTCCCCTGCCCCTGTCGAGCCCTGCAACGAGGACTGCGACCGCTCGTACTGCCTGGACTCGATGGAGTCGAAAGCCGGGCCCGATCGCGTGCTGACTTGTTCCGACGTCATCGCCGAGCTCGAGGAGGTGCGCCTGCACGAGGGCGATCTGCCTGTGTCGATCGTGAACCCGGAGGACGGCTTCCGACGAGTCAACGTCAGTGGCTCGATGCTGGAGGACCTTTACGAGTGCGGTGAAACTTATTGGGGCTCCCGGACCTGGGACACGCAGCCCCGGCCCGGGCACTCCAACAGGTCCGACCTTGTCGTCAGCCTCTGGTGATCAGCACTGGCGCTGGAGAACGCCCTTGACGCCTGCCACGATCGCGGAGCGCATACCCTTCCGGACCGCCTGCACGTACTGGGTCTGATCGTCGAGGATGTGGGCTACCACTGGCTTGTTAGAGGCTCGTAAGGGGTCCACCGCGTTCGCCGGAGCGTCCCACTGCATCGACAGGAAGTCCAACGGCCCTGTCGAACTCTTGAACGTCTCGTACCAGGGCTTCGTAGTGTCGGTAGAGTACGCGTAGCCCCAGGCTCCGCAGCCTTCGGCCTTCGCCTGCTCGAACAACCAGTTCGAATCACCATAGTACTTAATGACGATCTGCGCAGGAGTCACGTTCCTGTCGGTGATGTACTTCAGCAGCCGCTTCCACTCCCCGGCCCGGTATTTCGGGTCGATGACGAGGCAGTGGGTCTGCCCGTACCTGTCGAGCAGCCAGTCCAGACGCGCCGGGAGCTTGTCCGCAGGCACAGCGGCCTTGATCTCCTCCCACGTCATGGTGTGCGGATCGGTCTTGGGACCACCCAGAGACTCGAAGGTCGCGTTGTGCAGGCCGAACCACACACCGTCCTTCGACTCATTGCAGGAGAACTCCAGAGCGTCCACTCCGAACGACACGGATTGCGTATAGGCGTTCTCGGTGTGCTCCACCCACGACCGGCTACCGCCCCTGTGAGCCACGAAGAACCCGTCCGTGTTCTCCCCGCCGTTCTGGGCGCTCCTGTCCCTGTCGATGAGTTCCTGCCAGGTTGCCAGACCCCTCGGCATCGCTGCCATCGACAGGGTGCCCTGTTCCTGACCGTCATCGCCGATCACCGTCAGTGCCGCGTACTGGTCCCGGTGCGTGTCGTCCGCGCCGATGATGTACCAGTTCTCGTGCTTCTCCGCGGTCGGAGGAGTGGGGTCCAGGCCCTCGGCTGTGAAGGGCCAGACCGCAACGCAGGTCTGGATCGAGGCCTCGGTGAAGGCGTAGTCCTTGTCGGCCCACCCCACCAGGATCGAGCTCGACGAGTTCGGAGCGGGCTGCACCGTCTTCTGCCCGTCGTCGATCGTCTGGATAGCACCCTCGAACGGCCTGGCATGGTCACCAGAAGTGTAGTGCTGGAGCGACACGAGTAGGTGCGGCTTGTTCGCCTTCGCGACCGCCGTCTTGATCTGGTTGCTGTTCGTCGTGTTGACCGTGACGCCATCAGAGAAGTTGAACGACTTCACCGTCTTCCCGTCGAGCACCAAGACAGTGGCGAGCTGACGACCGGTGTAGGAAGAGCGCGGGTCCCCGACGGCGAGAGGCAGCGAGAACTCCTCGACGTCATCGACCTTCTTCGCCCACACGCCCAGGCTGCGGCTGGCTACACCGGTGGCCTGGTTGCCGTGCCACCCCGAGTTCGGCGCGGTGATGAACGCGGGGGCGCCCTGGCTGCCGAACTGGCCGCCTTGGATGATCACGATCCAGTCGTCGTGCGCGACGCCTTTCTCGCCCGAGGTGAGCAACGACACCGGGGCGGGCTGCCTCGCGGTGCCGCCGGTCACCTCGACTTGCTTGACCCATGTTGGCAGGGCCATCAGTTGCTCCTTCGGACGATGACCGTTCCGGGCTTGGTACCCGCCGGTACGGCCTCTGTCGGACCGAGCACAAGCAGCGGCGTACCCGTGCCCGTGGGTTTGTTCTCAAGAGCGGTGACCTTGGTCTCAAGGGTGGTGACCTTCGTATTCAAGGTGCTCACCTGGGCCTTGGTGCTAGCGGCCTCGGACTGCATCGCCCTGATCTGAGCCTCAAGAGAGGTCTTCAGGTCGTTGAGCTTCTGGTTGAGCGTCTCCTCGGTGATGCCGCCTCCGCCCCCGGCGCCCGCGGGGGAGATCAGAGGCTTCTCAACCGTGGTCTTGAGCAGGTCCATGGCGTAGACGCCTTGGAGGTCCATGCAGGTGTACTTCACGGTCCAGTTCGGCCAGATCTCGATCATCGAGCCATCCGAGGTCCACTCATCGCCCTTGCCCTGGGCCGGGTCGCCCTTCTTAACTACCAGCGTGCTGGCTCGCTCCAGTTTCCCGTAGGTCTGCGGCAGCGTGGCGACGTGCGTCACGGTCTTCGTGGGTTTCGGCAGCGCTCGCCACTCATCACCACCCTTCCGGAGAAACATCGTGGCGCCGACGACACGGTACTGGTACTGCCCCGCCCCAACCTGGCCCGTCTCAATGTCCTTCCAGCCCGTGTCGCCCACCTTCAGGCCGCCTCCGCCTTGGCCCCCGCCACCAGGGGCGTCCTCGAGGGCCTTCACCCGGGTCTCGACAGCGGTCATCGAGGCCTGGAGCTTCTCGACGTTGGTCTTGTTGCCGCTGATGACGCTCCAGCGCCGGGAGTCGGCGTCTGCATTGTCCTTCAGGCCCTTGTCGAGCGCGTCCTTGGCCGCCTGGAGCTCGCCCTTTGAGGCGTATGTGGCGGCCGCGTCAGCGGCCTTCAGGAGCCCCTCCAGCGCGCTCTTGGGGGCATAGGTAGCAGCGGCATCGACAGCCTTCAGAAGGCCGTCCAGAGCCGTCTTGAGGGCGAACTTGGCGTTGACCTCCTGCTTGTACGCCTCGATGCGGGCCTCGATCCGAGCGTTGGCGAGGTCCGGAACCTCGTTCCGCAGCGTGTTGAGCGCCTGCGTCTGCTCGTCGTTGTCGATGAATCGTGCGTCGGCCCCCTCAGCCGTGTAACTAGTGGCCTTCCCTACGAACTGCTTCGCCATAACTCAGCCCTCCGGCGTGCCCTGCGG